CCAGTAGATACTCATGCGCAGAATCTCATGGGCTATCCTCACATGGTTAGATTAACACTTTGGCCATGGGATGAAATGACATCTGATCGTAAACTAAAAGGATTACAAACCATGCCTGTTTATAAGTTAGGTCTTATACGAGGCATGAGAGTTAATTATAGTCCTAATGGCTTAACGTTTTTTAAAACCAATCCTCCACAGCCAACGTTTGTATCTTTCTCTTTTACTTTCACAGAAATAAAAACTTTTACAGAAAAAGATTATGGAAGGTCAGGATTAGATACATCAAAGATAGAACAATCATTAACACAAATGAAAGATAAAGTTACTGATTTAGGAGCATCTGCAACTAATTGGGTAAAAGAAAAAATTGGCTAAGGATAACAAATGAAGTATTTTACAAATTTACCAATCATAAATTACGGTAATACTTACGTTAGAAACATATTATCTCGTGTTAAGATGACAGATGAATTTTTAAATAATTCATTAGTGTTTTATCCATATGTACAAGAAGAAGCATCTGCTTCTGGATTACGATATGAGAATTTAGCTTTTGATTATTATGATGATACCGATGATGGATGGGTCATATGGATGACTAATTCAGTCGTTGACCCATATTATGACGTATGTCTTTCTCAAGATGATTTTGACAGATTCATTGAAAAAAAATATGGTTCAGTAAGAACAGCACAAGAGACAATAAAATTTTATAGAAATAATTATTATCAAGATGATAGTATCATAGCTCAAAGTGCTTATAATGCATTGACTGCAAAAGCTAGAAAATTCTGGTCACCTTCTATAGGGTATGATAATTATATAGTAGGTTATGAGCGAGCAAAAGATGATACTGTGTTAAGCACCAATAAGATATTGACTATTGAGATAACTTTACAAGATGAAACAAAGCCATTTATCATCAATGAAAAAGTAATACAAAATAGTGCTATTGGATACGTTTCGTTCAGCAATACTACGTTCATCTCTATACAACACATAGAAGGACAGTTTGTAGCTAATAGTGCAACTAGTCCTTATGCACCAATACCAATCATTGGTGAAAAGTCAGGTGCAAATGGATCTCCTTCATCGACGCTTTCTGTTAAGACTATCGTAGAGAATGCTGATGAAGTAGAACAAGTTTATTATTCTCCTGTAACTATTTACGACTATGAACAAGAATTGAATGAAATGAAGAAAACTATAAAACTTTTAGACAGAAGATATGTTCCTCTAGTTCATTCTAAGTTTGCTGAGTTGATGGAAACCTAATGGCAACTAGATCTGAATACATGCCAGGTGATGTCTTAATAGACACCCTTACCATACAAACGATAGATCGTACAGCTCCATTTAAATCGTTTGACATCAAAGATTTAGCCATGACAATTGATATCTATGATTCCATCTTTTCTCCTGTTATGTTTGGTAAGATTTCTATAACTGATTCTGTCGGTTTAAAAGAAATGATATCAATTGAACGTCATAAAGTTGTATTTAAGATGAAAGTTCCTTATGGAAAAAGCGGAGACGTAGATAGAACTTTTGAAATGTATATAAAAGAAATCAATAATGTTTCTGTAAATGAAAATGCAAAGAATACAACCTATGATTTGGTGCTTTGCTCTGGAGAAATAATTCCATCAGCTACTTTGGTTGATCAGCCATATAGAGGAGATTGTATTCACACATACATAAGCAGCATAATAAGAAACAATATATTCCAACCCATTTCTTCTTTTTCTCTTCCGACTAAAAAATTGAACATATATCCAACACGTGGTGTTCAAACGATGGATTTGAACAAACTAAAAGTATTTCAATCCATAGACTACCTGAGAAGAAAAGCTGCATCCACAAAATATAAATCTTCTACTTATTGTTTTTATGAAAACGTTGATGGATTTAACTTTTTCCCATTAGAACACATATTATCAGATAAAAGGTTCAGACTAAAAGACGCTTTGTTTTTCTTTGATTCAGATGTACTTGGTGACGCAAAAAACATAGAATACAGAAATATCATAGCATATAATCATGTAACTCAGCACTCCATTTCCGACTTGGTACAAAAAGGAGGGTTGAAGAATGAAACAAACTCAGTAGATCTAATGACACGAAGAACAAGAACAGTAACTTTTGATATGGCAAAAGAGAAACGAGAATTCGCTTCACCGGGAGGCACTAGAATTGATCCAAGCACTCCTTCTATGGAACTGTCATCTGGCAAAACTCCAGCTTCTGTGTTCAATACTATAAAGAACTCTTCAGATCCTGACACGTATCATGATGATAAGAATGGATACAACAAAGCTTTCATTGAACTTGTAACGCAAAATATCATAAGGATATATGTGTGGGGAGACCCGATGTTATCATCCGGTTACAGAGTTGATTGTAGATTTCCAAAAGTCGAAGGCTTCACAAAAAAGGGTGGAAAAAGCGTATCTGAAAATTCAAAAGTATTTTCAGGAGAATACTTAATAGCTAAAACAAGACACATGTGGCTTAAGAGCCAAGTTAAGATGAAATATTATACATCTATGGAATTGATAAAGAGTACATACGGACAATCTGGAGCAGTTTAATATGGCGATATCTAATAATAGATTTGTAGGTGAAGATAAATTTATTTGGTGGCTCGGTGATGTTGAAGACGTCATGGACCCTGAAAAATTAGGAAGAGTAAGAGTTCGTGTTTACGGGTATCATAACGAGAAGTTTTTAACAGAAGATTTACCATGGGCAACACCTATAAGTTCTATTCAAAGCGCCAGCTTAACTTGTACTGTCAATGATCAAGTTTTTCATGGAGTGGGATTATCACCCACTGGAATAGAAGTTGGAAGTTGGGTGTTTGGATTTTGGGCAGATCATGACCGAACAAGATCTCCTATCATTGTAGGAACACTTGCTGCGTTTAGGGACAATCCAAACCCAGCGGCTCAAAAAGATTCAGACAGAATTCATGACGTTCATCCCTTAGCTAGAGAAGTGAACGTTTGGGATACAATCAAAACATTATTAGGTCCAGAACCTAAGACAACTTACAATTCAAGATACCCCTTAAACAAAGTTTTCGCAACAAGAACTGGGCATGTAGTAGAAATAGATGATACTGAAGGTGCAGAAAGAATTCACATCTATCATAAATCTGGAACGTATATTGAGGTAAGCTCAGACGGAAGAACTGTAACTAAAGTTACAGGAAACAACTACGTAATACATGCTCAAAACGATGAGATACATGTCCAAGGAAACGTTCATATTCACGTAGTAGGGAATGTGTTAATGGAAGTCGATAAAAACTTTGAAATGCAAGTAGGTGGAACATGTAAGATTGAGTCTAAAGGAGCTATGACTTTGATTGGTTCAACTATAGATCTAAATCCATAATGGCTATACCAATTCATAGAAATGGTGATTCTAGAACATGCGGTGCAGCAACAGTTGTTGTTGGTCAAAGCACTGTGTTTGCAAATCGTAGATTAGTTTCCGTCAACGCAGACCCTAATAGTCATGGTGGCGGCGCATTGAGCGCCAGGTGTAAAAATGTTTTTGTGAATGGAAAAATGGTAGTCATTGTAGGAAATTCAGCGGCTCCTGATTCTTTATGCCCGCCTTTAGGAGGAGCTCACTGTGCTCCTGCTTCTTCAAGCGGTAGTGGTAATGTCTTCGTAGGCTCTTAATAAATAAAGACAAATCTCTTAGGAAAGAAAGATGGCATTACCTTCAGTAGCTGATAGATTTTCTGCACGCAGATCACCAGAGAAAAACTTATACTCTGATTTCTTAACTGATTTAAATGTTCATCCAGATTCCAAACAAATAGTGTTATCTAAAGATGAAGTAGCGGTCAGTCGATCAATAAAGAATCTATTACTTACGAATAAATATGAAAGACTATTTCAACCTACTTTAGGATCAAATTTAAGAAATTTTCTATTTGAAGATGTTTCTCCTCAGACACAAGCATCAATTAAGTCTCAGATAGAAAATACCATAGAAAATTTTGAGCCAAGGGCAAAGCTTATAGACGTAGCTATAACACCTTATCCTGACCAAAATGGTTATGTGGTAACAATAGTTTTTTATATCACGACAATAGCCAATCCAGTAACAATTAATATTCCTCTAATTAGAGTAAGATAATGGCTTCAAATACAAGCATAAATTTAGTAAATTTAGATTTTGATTCGTTCAAAAATCAATTAAAGACTTATTTAAAATCTCAAAGCGTCTTTCAAGACTACGATTTTGATGGAAGTAACATGAGTGTGTTATTGGATATCCTATCCTATAATACTTATCTAAATGCATTCTATCTCAACATGATAGGCAATGAGATGTTTTTAGATAGTGCTCAACTTCGTGAAAGCGTTATTTCAAGAGCAAAAGAATTAAACTATCTTCCCAGATCATTTAAGTCAGCTAAGGCTAAAGTAGTAATCTCAGTGCTTACTGATGGAACTAAATCCACTATCACCATGCCGAAAGGAACTACTTTTACAAGTAGAATAGGGTCCAATACATTTACATTTTCCACAGATCAAAACATAGTTTTTTCTGGTGCAAACAACACATTCGTAACAGATGAAATCACTCTTTACGAAGGCCCCTATGTTAATGATACGTTTACTATGAATTATTCTGATACTAGACAAAGATTCATTCTAAATAATCCAACCATTGACACAGATTCTTTAACTGTAACCGTTATAGAAAATAATGGCACAGATGTATTAACATATCTTAGAGCCACTTCTCTATTCGGTAAGCAATCTAACTCTCAAATATATTTCGTTCAGGGTGCTGAGAATGAAAAGTATGAAATTCTTTTTGGTGATGGAGTAATTGGTAGAAAGCCAAGAGACAACGCTATCATCGTGTGTGATTATAGAATTACAAAAGGAGAACTTCCAAATGGTGCATTCAAATTTACAACAGATGGACCAATAGGTGGATTCTCAAATGTTTCTATAACTACAGTAACTCCTGCGTCTCAAGGCCTTATCAGCGAAACTATAGAATCTATAAAGTTCAATGCTCCTAGGTATTTTACTTCTCAAGAAAGAGCCATAACTGCAGAGGATTATAAAAATCTTTTGATGATAAATTTTCCAGAAATAAATGCAGTATCAGTTTATGGAGGAGAAGAAGTTTCACCTCCTCAATTTGGAAAAGTGTACATTGCTGTAGATTTGAAAAACGTTGATGGAGTTCCTGATATAAGAAAACAACAGTATTACGATTTCATCAAGCCTAGGTGTTCTTTATCAATAGACCCGGTTTTCATAGATCCAGATTTCATGTACTTAGATGTTGAGAGTATTGTAAGATACAACATCAATTTAACTGCATTAAATACAGAATCAATTAAAGATTCTGTGCTAACATCCATAATGAACTTCAATGATACTTATATAGATGACTTTGATGTTACTATGAGATACAGCGGATTGGTTAGAGCTATTGATGCGACAGATAGAAGCATCATAAGTAATGATACTACTGTTAGAGCCATAAGAACATTGATTCCTAACATAGCTAGAGAATTTGATTATGATATAAATTTCCAACAAGCTTTACAAGATAACTTAGCAGATCTTTCTCCTGTGCATGAAGCAGGATTCTTGAGCGCCATAACCTCAACTACATTTATTTCTGGAGGTAAATCAGTTAAGCTTGAAGACGATGGCCAAGGAAACTTAAAGCTTAAAGCTGTTGAAGGATCAATACATACAGATATAAACGTTATAGGAACAGTTGAATACTCAACAGGTCAAGTGAAAATTAAAAAATTAAAAGTAGATTCTTATCCAGGTGAATTCATAAAGATATATGCAAGAACTAAATTCAAAGACATTGATTCTATGTTTGGAACAATATTGTCTATTCGTGAACAAGATGTAAGAATAACTGTGTTGCCTGAAAGAGAGTAATAGTGAAAGATATAGAACCTTACATCTCGCCTCTTATTGAATCTCAGTTTCCATCTTTTTACAGAGAAGATGGAACAAAGTTCATTACATTCATTAAGTCTTATTATGAGTGGTTAGAGCAATCAAACAACATTTTATATCAAACAAGAAAACTACTTGAATATAGAGACATCGATCAAACAGTAGAAGAGTTTATCGTTTATTTCAAAGAACAAACTCTAAAAAATATACAGTTTGATGTAGCAACAAATAAAAGATTGCTTGCAAAGAACGCTTTAGATCTTTATAGATCTAAAGGAACAGAACGTTCAATTGATCTTTTCTTCAAATTAGTGTACGCTGAACCAGCTAAGGTGTATTATCCTGGCGATGATATCCTTAAGCCTTCTGATAATACTTGGAAAATACCAACATACTTAGAAGTATCAGAGACTGTCTACAATGCAGCATTTGAAGGTAAACAGATCACAGGATTATCAAGCGGTGCAACTGCATTTGTTGAAAACTATGCTATAAAGAAGAAAGTTAACAATCAAGTTGACGTTGATGGAAATGCTATCAAGATATCGAAAAACATACACGTCTTTTACATTTCAAATATAAAGGGGACGTTTAGATATAATGAACATATAGTTCATACTGGAACGACTGATCCTAGAAACACTCCAAAAATAGTTGGTTCTTTAAACGAATTACAAGTCATAGCAGGAGCTTCTGATTACGTTGTAGGAGACGTAGTAACGTTATCTTCAAACACTGGAATAAATGGAAAAGCTCTTGTAACATCAATAGTAAACACAACAGGACAAGTTGAATTTACATTGATAGAAGGAGGCTGGGGATACAGTTTAAGTCCCAAGATCATTATATCAGAAAAAGCTATAGTTGTTAATAATATAGTTACTGCGACTACAAGTTTGCAGAAACCTTTTGATTTATTCGGAGAGCTAGTACAGCCTAAAGCTAACATAGAATTTAACAGCTTAGTTGGAACTAAATTTAGTAACAATGATATCGTATATTCATATAACCCAGATGCAACTATAAGAGTAGTTCAAGCTACTACTAATACTTCTGCTGCAAGCGGAAACTTATATGTTTCTATATTGAGTGGATATACACAAGTAGGGTCAATTCTTTATACTGCCGGAAATGTATCATATGTAACTATAACAAATTATCAAGATAGAACCTCGACTGCAAATATCATGGGAGTTTCTTCTAACAACGCCCTTACAGTAGGCAATGTTGCAACTGGTAGAGCTTTTAGATTAGGAGAACCAGTTTATCAATCAAATTCTACGGTTGAATGGGCTAACGCAGTTGTGTATGGAATAAGAAGAGAAGGCGGTTCTCTAGTATTGGATGTTAGTAACACCGAAGGAATATTCGTTAGTGGCGAAACTATTAAGGGTCGTAGTTCTAATACTACCGCATCTCTTCAATACTATTCAACAAACTTAGGATTATTTGAAACGTCTGAACAATCGGTTATTTCTGTTACTGTTTTGAATGGAGGAACTGGGTATTCAAATGGCCAATTTGTTACTTTTGCATCAAACACTGGAGGATTCGGTGCAGCTGGTGTTATAACAGCTAATTCCATAGGTGGGATACAACAAGTTCAAGTGTTAAGCAGAGGAACCGGATTCTCGGCAGTGCCAACTGTGAATGTTGTTAATAGTGCAACTGCAGTTTTTTTCAATGCAAATACAGATGTAAATGCTAATTTAGATTTCATTAATATTCCTGATAATAAATTTGTAAACGCTCAGGCTATAAGATATAACGTTACTGCGTCAAACACAGCAACTATAGGACTTTCAGCGGGTGTAGTTTATTATGCTAGAGTAGCAAATTCTACAGGAGTAAAGTTATCAACAACTCCTGCAGGAAATGTAATTAATCTGTCTAAAGGATTAACTCAAAACGGTCACTCATTCACCGCAGTAGTGTCTAACGGATCAGGCGCAGATCTATTAGCTGTGCTCGGTAAACCATTCGATTTTGATAATAATCTACATCTTTATTCAAGAACTTCAAATGTAGTTTATTTCAATGCTTTAAGTGATGTTAATAGTGGATCTGATTTTATCACTATACCGAACAATTTCTTTGCCAACGATCAAGCTGTTTTGTATCGAGTAGCATATGGAAACACTGCACTAACTAATTTAGCAAACAATAAGACTTACTACGTTACTGAAGCAAATACAGTCGGTGTTAAATTAAAATATGCAAACGGGACTCTTATCAATTTAACAGCAGGTGGAGCATCACAAAATGGTCACTCTCTATCTTCCTACACAACGGGTAATCTTTATCTCGTAGGAGAAGGTACTTTAGCTGAACTTAGAGTAGGAAGTTTAGATGATGAAGAAACTGTAGCGTTAAATGCAGATTTCATACGTGGATACAACATTTATGGTTCTCCATATTTAGGAATCGGCATATATGGTAACAACGCTTTAAGTGGAAGTACTGCATTAGGGTTTCCTGCAAAACCAACAGCAGGATTAACAAAGACGAGTGTATCTTTCAACGCATCCTCAGATGTAGATGGAACAAATGATTTTATAACTTTATCAGGTCATTCATTCACTAATGGTCAACCAGTTCTCTATGCGGTTGCAGCAGGTAACACAGCTCTAACAAATTTAGTAAACAATGGAAATTATTTTGTAAATGTTGCTAATTCAACAGGTGTAAGTTTAAAGTATCAATCCAATGGTTCTTTGATCGATTTAACATCTGGATCTTCTGAAACAGGACATTCAATAGTAGGGTATACATCAAACGATATTCTAAAAGATATGTTGCAAATTGAACAATTAGATGTTGGAACAATAACATCTTTAACTAGAATCAATCCTGGTGATGATTATACGTTGGATCCGTTTGTAACTATAATTGAACCAATAGTAGCCGGACAAAAATTATATGATTTGATCATCACCACAGCAGATTCAACTGTAGGATTTACTCAAAATGAAAACATTGAAGTAATTGTTAGAAAAGCATTTGATGGATCAAGCGCAAATATCATTTCAAGTGCTATTCAAATGGCGCCCCATCCATTCAACGACAATGATCAAGTAAAATACATAACTCCTACTGGAACTCCTTTGATCGGAGGATTAGCAAATAATTTTACGTATAGAGTAGTTAATTCCACTCCTACTTCATTTAAATTATCACTTACAGCCGGCGGTGATCCTATAGTGTTAACACCAACTGGGTCCGTAACCACGCATTTGATTGAAAATGGAAGTTACGGAAAGTTTGGCATCATTACAGAAATAATAGATAACACTACGTTGAGAGTAAAAAGAGCTACTACTTATCGTGATATATTTGATAATGGAAAGACGTTTATCAGAGGAGAAACTTCTAGATTCGTTACTCAAGCTTTAAATGTTGTGAAAGATCTTACTATCTCGGGATTAAATTCAGCAGTTGAAGCAAACGTAGTGACAGCAAACGGATCAGTTAAAACTTTGAAAGTTATAGATTCAGGATATGCATATGCTCAAGGTGATATAATGTCTTTCTTTAGACAAGATGATCCTACCGCAAAATTTGGATTAGCAAAAGGTATATTGGAAAAGCAAGGTCAAGGAACTGGATTTTATCAGAACACTAAAGGCTTCTTAAGTTATGATAAATATCTGCAAGACAATGATTTTTATCAAGACTATTCTTATCAGATAATAAGTAGAATACCTTTCGATAGATATTCATTGATGTTGAAGAAAGTTTTACACGTTGCTGGAACTAAGATGTTCCCAGGAGTGGATTTAACAGCAAAATTAGATGCACAAATTGGAGCATCTAGAAAGCTTGAAATAAAAACCACATTTAACCCAACAAGTAATGTTGATGTTAGTAATGATTTTATAAGATTACCTAATCATCTTTTTGCTAATGGAGACTTAGTAACCTATTCAGTAGATGATGGAAATACAGAAATAAAAACTATTTCTGCAATAAATGGAATAAAGACGATATCGATTGTTTCTCCTGGATCTTATTATAATTCAGCAGTAAATAATCAATTATCTATAACTGGTAGTGACGGGAATGGAGCTATTGCAGTATTTGTTTCTAACTCTTCTGGAAACATTACTTCAGTTCAATTATTGAATTATGGTTCTGGATATACAACAACAGTAGCTCCAACGATAACGGCCGGAGTTGCTAACGCATTGAGCACAGGAGCAAGCTTTACAGTTTCTTCTTATACAGGAATAGGAAACAACGTTAATTATTATGTAGCATATGCTAATTCAATAGGAATTAAGTTGTCACTAACGGCTAATGGTTCATCAATCATCAACTTAGTGGCTCCTTTACCAAATGAAACGGGCCATGGAATTCATAGAACTATCTAAAAGAGATTAAGATGGCAAATAACAAAGTAGTAACACCTGATTTTAAACTACACCACATAAGACAGTTTGTAGAGTCTATAACTGAACCAGCAAATAACATTTATTATGTATTTGCTGGAAAGCCGACTCAATATATTACAGGTGATACTAATATAGATTCTCCAAACACCAATGTAGAATCATTAAACACGCGTGTATATGATGAGATGGTTCTAGCTAAAAAAGTATCACAGGATGATGTCAAAGCTTTAGCTAAGAGATACAATTGGACCACTGGTACAGTTTATACTCAATATGACAGTTTAAATAATGACTTAGCTGAGAAAGCTTTCTTCGTTGTTTCTTCAGAAGGCGGGAGCTATTACATATTCAAGTGCTTATACAATAACAATGGAGCTAATTCAATAAGTCAACCCCTGTTTAGTTCAACTTCAGCAGATGATGTGTTTTATCAAACTGCAGATGGATATGTATGGAAATACATGTATAAATTGGATGCATCTACTTTTAATAAATTTTCTACAGAAGATTACATACCAGTAGTTCCAGATGCAAATGTTTCAGCTAATGCTATTGGTGGAGAAATAGACTTAATAAAAATTGAAACAGTAGGAAAGCAATACAACAATTATCTAAGTGGTTCATTCACAGCTTCCGATTTGAAGTATGGCGGCATACCCGTTAAACACAGGATAGATGATCCTTCTGCTTCTTCACAAGCAGATTTCTATGAAGGATGTATTATAAAAATAATTGATGGTGATGGCGCCGGTCAATATAGAAGAATCACTGCGTATTCACAGGAAGATGGTTACAACTTTATATATATAGACACTTCATTCACTACTGATCCTATAAACAGTACATATGAAATAACACCTCGTATTTACATACAAGGAGATGGAAGACAGACTATTAACGCAGTAGCTCGTGCATTGATTAATTCAACTGCTTCAAACTCAGTGTACAGAATAGATATGCTCAATAAAGGAGAAGGATACTTCCTTGCTTCTGCTAACGTTTATGCAAATCCTATAGTTCGCATCTCCAACACAGTCAATGACGCAGTTTTACGAGTGATCTACTCACCTAAAGGTGGACACGGATATGATGCCGAATCTGAGTTGTTTGCCACAACCATGGGTATAAGCGTAAAGATTTCAAATAATGAAAATGGAGAAGTGTCAACTGATAATGATTTCAGAACAATTGGTCTTTTGAAAGATCCTAAGTTTTCAAACATAAAATTAAATTATTCAGGATTAGTTGGAAGTGGGTTTGCTGATACTGAAGAAGTGATGCAAATAAAGATCAATAGATTAGGCGGAAGTGTAGGCGTCTCTGAAGATTCTCAGAATGTAATAGGACTTGGAACATTAACAAGTCTTTACATAAATTCAGCAGGAAACACAACTTACGCAAATTCAGATCTTATAACCATATCTAATGTCGTAATCAATGCAGTTTGTAATTTAGTAACTAACTCTACAGGTTACATAACCAGTATTTCAATACAATCTGCTGGTTATGGGTTCAGCGATACAGAAACGCCAGTCATCACCATAGCTAATACGACTGAAGGAAATGTTAGACACGTCAATTCTAAAATCTTGACAGCTTTAAGTGCTTCCGCAAATGGAAGAGCTTACACGAATGGCGATTACATTGAAGTATCTGGAACAGGAGTAGTCGTCAATGCAATTGCAACATTAACCACAAATTCAATCGGTGGAATATCAGACGTTGTCATAACAAATAGTGGCAAAGGTTATTCACCTAATGAAATTGCTATAATTCAAATAGTAGATGGTGGTTTAGGCTACTCGAATGGTTCAGTAGCCTTTAGCGGTGGTGGTGGAACTGGAGCAACAGCTACAGCATTGACAGATTCTTCAGGAAATGTTCAATCTATAACGTTTACCAATAGAGGAACTGGATATACGTCAACTCCTACAGTAACTCCTTCTGGATCACCTACACTTGCTGGTACATTCACTCCCTACATTCAAGCAAATGGAATCTCAGTAAGAATAGCAAATTCAATTGGTGGTTATTCCAATGGTGCAAAAATCATTAGCTGTGCAGTTACAAATCAGGGAGAAGCTGGACTTTATTCAAATAGTGATGTTATAGTATTTGTCAGCCCATCATCTACTCATGGTAATGCAGTAGCTAATGCTATAACAACAGCTAATGGAACTCTAAGTTCAATAAATGTTAACTCTGGAAATAATTTTGGGTTTAATATTGGCAATACAAATACGTCTGTTTATATAACTAATTCTACTAGTGGTTACGTTCGTTACTTTAATTCCAATGTTGTAAGTAACATAACAATTGCTAATTCTGCACCGAAATATAAAGTAGCTTCCATTACGATGACGGCTAACGGTGCAAATTATGATTCCACTAAAGTATTAAGAGTTGACATTATTGATGGCGGTGCAGGGTACGATTCAACTGCCAATAGTACACTGATATTCTCAGGAGGAAGTGGTTCTGGAGCAAACGCTACTTTTGCCAATGATAGCACAGGAAAAATCATATCTGTTACAATGACAGCAAACGGAACAGGATACACTTCTGCGCCAACAGTTACACCAAACTCTCAAGCTAATGGAATAGGTGCAAACTTAGTATCAGTTCTTGCTAATGTGGTGTCCATCAGCAGCACCACTAACGGTTACGGTGCTGTAGCATATTTCAACAACACTGCTTCTGGTAACGTTGCTTCTGTTTATATAGCAAATGCTGGATTCGAATACACTGGAACTCCTACAGCAACTATCAACGATACAGTAGGAACAGGTGCAACATTTACAGTTACAACTGATGGTGGAGCGAATAACTTTGCAACTAATGATTTAGTCGTGGTGTACGGAGGACAAGTTAACGCTAGCGGAAACATCACTTCAAATGCAACTTACTTTGCAACATCTGCTTCAGTGACAAACAGTGGCCGTGGATTTACATACACCAATACTTTCGTATTAGTATCAAATGCTTCTAGTGGAAACATTAGACACGTAAGCGATAAGATCATAAAAGAAGTAGCTGTTGCGAATGGCGGTTATGCTGGATTTGCTTCTAATAGTGATGTATTCTATATCACAAATGGAAGCGTTATTGCTGTAGGAAACGTCACTACAAACTCTACTGGATTCTTATCAACGATTAACATCACAAATAGCGGAAAAGGATTTGCGAATCATTCCACTATAGATATTTTTGTAGTTAACTCAGCAAGCAATGGTAACGTAAGATACTTGAACGCTAATATTGCAAGCGCTATAGCTATCGTTGATGGAGGAACTGGTTATAATAACACCGACTATGTTGTAATAAGTGCTCCTGGCGCTCTATCTGCCTTTGCAAACATTGCTACTACTTCTGAAGGCGTGATAGAATCGGTGCAGTTAACTAATAAAGGAAGAGGCCTAATTGCTTCTTATGTATCTGCTGTTGAAATAGTGGACGGAGGAACAGGATACTCAAACGCAGACTTGATTACATTCTGTGGAGGCGGTGGTTCTGGCGCAAATGGTATTCTTCTTACCAATTCTATAGGTGGTATAGTTAGAACATACATCATAAACACAGGCATAAATTATGATTGCAATCCTACAGTGGAGATAGCAAACTCTATCGGAGGAACAGCAAATGGATCAGGTGCTAACTTAGTAGCTACTACTATAAGACCTTCTACAGTTAGAATCTACAACTCCAATAATAACCCATCTCTAGGATCATTTGGTGACCTAAATGTCACCATAAGACCTTCAGCGATAGTTACAGCCAACTTGATCTATGCTCCTACTTTTGGTAACACAGCAAACATTGTTGATTTAGCCACAGCGGCTTACCTGGAGCCTGAGATCAAAGACAGTTCTAATTTGTATTTCACAAGTAAACAAGCAGCTAATATTTCATTGAATCTTACTGATCAAAGAACAACGTTTGATAGTACTTTATCTGCTGGTGATTATGTTTATATCCAATCTTTAACAGATGCTGAAATACATCAGGTCAATTCAGTCACCAACTCTACGCACTTAGTGTTAAATGATTTCCCAGGATTTACTTCTACTGGTGTGGCTTTATCAGCCGCTAAAATCACAGCTAAAGGAAATGTATTTGATCAGGCGGCTGGATATGTTCAAGTAACAAACGTTACTGGATTCTTTACTCAATCTAATGATATCATAGGAATGTCTTCTAAGAGTTATGCAAACGTTACTGGTGTATCTTTCAATGGTATCTCTAAGAATGGAACTAATTTAAATCAATTGTTCTATTACAACACCCTGTCGATCACCGGAACATTCCAGGAAGATGAAGTTCTATATTCTTCAAATGTCTTAACTGGAAATGCCACTGCAAGATTCCATTCAGGTAATGCAAGCTCAATTGCAGTTGTAAACCAAGACGGATTGTTTTATACGGGTGAAACGGTTAGAGGATTATCGAGTGGTGCATCGTGTCAGATTAGCACAGGAAGTTCATATAAATATGAAGGTGATATCATCAGAGGTTCTGGAGACATCATATACATAGAAAACATAGAACCAATATCACGCTCGAACACACAATCAGAAGTCATAAAGTTAATTTTGGAGTTTTAGTTAAATGCCTATTCAAACTGATCTAAACAGAGCTCCTTATTATGATGATTACAACGAAAAAGATAATTATCATAGAATATTGTTCAAGCCATCAGTTGCTGTTCAAGTAAGAGAGCTCAACCAACTTCAAACTATACTTCAAAATCAAATTGAAAGATTTGGCGATAACGTTTATAGAAGAGGAACAATCATAGATGGTTGTAACTTCATATTTCACAACCAACTTCCTTTCGTAAAAATCAATGACCAGCAAACCGACGGCGCACCCGTCAACGTTTCATCTTTTAAAGGTTTATTTGCTAAAAATTCAAGAAACGTAGTTGCACAGATACTAGAGACATCAAGCGGATTTGAAGCAACTGCACCTAACTTAAATACATTGCATGTTAAGTATTTAAACTCTGGTGTTTCTGGAAAAATAAAAGCATTTACTCGTGGTCAAAGATTGACCATCTATGATCCAGCCATGGTTGTGTCTGAAGCCGACGTTGTAGTCAAAGCTTCAAATTTTAGCAACAACGATACCTTAGTTATCTTAAGTGCTATAGAAGTACAAAATACAGAAGGCGGATCAGCTTTTGTAAACGCAACAGGACAGGCTTGCACTTTCATAGCCGGAGAAATCATTACACAAGATGTCACTGGAGCACAAGCAGAAATTCGTGAAGTAAACACGACTGCAAATGTATCTGCTTTAGTTTTAAAAATTAGACCTCTTGCCAGCAACCTTAGACTAGGAAATACAGTATCTTGGTTGTTTGCTGATGGTTACAGAATATCTTCATCTAATTCTTTCATCAATGCAGTCTTAACTTCAAAGATTGGTAAAGACGCAAGTGGAACATTGGTCACCGATGGTACTGGCGGTGTCAAGTCTGTTGCAATATTGAACGGTGGAACTGGTTACTACGTAGAACCTTACATCGCAGTTTCTTATTTTACTCCTAACACCAATCCTTCTTTGAATGGAACTATTGATTCATTAAACATTTCTTGTAAGAATTTTAAATGCAATGTTACTATAAACGATTCATTGACATCAATAGGAACAGGCGTCGGGTTCAGCGTATCTGAGGGTATAATTTATCAAAAAGGTCACTTTGTTAGAGTTGATGATCAATTCATTGTAGTTGACAAATACAACGATCAAACAAATAACGTAGTAGGATTTGACACAAAAGAAGAAGTCATAACATACAGAGTCGATCAAAACTTGCTTGATAATGCAGGAGGTAGTTTCAATCGAAATGCACCGGGTGCAGATAGATTAAAATTAACTCCTGTGCTAGTTGTTAAGACTAAAGAAGAAGCCGATGCTAATAATCTATTTCTTCCAATCGTAGAATATAGTTTAGGAAAACCAGCTAGACAAAGAAAACAAACTCAGTTTAATTCTATATCAAAAGAACTTGCCCAAAGAACATTTGAGCAGAGTGGTAATTACATTCTCGATCAATTCTTAGTAACGTCTGAAGATATCGATGAATTACCTGCCGGCACTGCAAAAGTTAGAGTAAAAGTAGATCCAGGAACTGGATACATTGGCGGATACCGTGTTCAGACGTATGCTCCATATGCGGTTGATGCTGATAGGGGTATTGATGTTATTTCTAAATCTGCTTCTGTAGATTTAAATTATGGAAATTATGTTAGATTAAAAGAAGTAGCAGGATTATTTAAATTTTCAGTAGGTGCAGTTATATCTTTAAGAAACACAGCTAAAACTTATATCACTTCCTCTACTGGAGCTTCTGTTACGACTAATCAGTTTCCTACCATAACTGCAGCAGGAGCTGAAATAGGAACTGCTAGAATAAGGTCCATGACTTTAGAATCGGGATTACCTGGCGAAGCTTCTGCCGTGTATCGCTTATATCTCTTCGATATAAGAATGAACAAAGGAAATAACTTTACTCAAGTTAAGAGTGTGTTCTATAATGGAACAGGTGCAAATGATGGTGTTGCCGACGTCATATTAGACAGTAGTAATAAAGCTTCTCTTGTTGATGTTCGCTCAAGCACTTTGTTGTTTCCAATTGGTCTAAAAGCAGTCAAAACAACTAATAACATATCATACACTTATAGAACTATAGACGACAGTGCAACATGCAACACCTCAGGATTTGTTACAGTTTCTGTTGCACAAAATCCAGGAGAATACTTTCCTTACGGAAGCACTCTC